CTTGTGGGTGGCGCTTCACCGGCATGTGTACTAACCACATGCATGGAGTTGCGCTCCCATCTAGAAGGGCGGAAGATCACTCCACTTTAGTTACTTCGCTGAGTTGTCGAAGTAGTCTAAAGCTGTCCACCGCATCATCATCCGATGGCGCGGCCTCTGTGAGATCCCTGATGACCACATAACAGTGGGATCAGGAGCTTCAGTGAAGAACTGAAGTAACGCAGAGTCGTCTTCAACAGGGGTCCTCGTCTGAGTAGCGCAAACTACTCTAACAAGAACCTCATCCCTTTGAAGAGCCTTGTTGTACCTGGTCTTAAGACCTGATACGTCAAAGCCCAAAAAGGACTTGAAGCCGAAGACTCCGGAAGCCACATCTACTGTCGGTATACCCGACGGTAATGTCGACGCAAGGTATCGTCGAGTTTCTAGTAAGAACTTCTTGTGGAAGTTGTTACAAGTCTCAACGACGCTTACTAGGCTATCCGGCTTGCCATTGTAGGCTTGCTTCCAATAGGCAGGTGTCACGTCGACACCAGCAAAGGAATCAACACCGCAAGACTCTCTGAACTTCCCAGTCCAGAAAGACTTACTAGCGTTGACCTTGAAGTGTAACACCTCAAGGGCGTCTACAAACAGCTCCCGACTGTCAACGGGGATGACTATGTCATCTCCGAAGACGGCCACCTGACCGATCAAGGTTTTGATGTTTCGAATCGAAGCGCGCATACCGCGTACAGTAAGTACACTGGCGATGGCGATCGATAGGAAACTCAAGGTTTCGACCGGAAAGGTACAGGCGTTACCCATCGTTGAGAACTTTCTCAACTCGATCGTGTCTGGCGCACGAGGCGTCAGGTTTTGATCGATAAAACGGGTACGCGATGCTTGTAAGGCTAGAAGTAACGACGCATTGCGCCGAAACATCTGGCCAACAAGATGACAGGTGACCCTGTCGCTAGCTGCCGAAAGATCGACAGTAGCCAAGGTCTCATCCGATGACCCACGAAGGCAAAGACGCTGGTTAAGAGTTTGGTCATTGAATTTGACAAACTCTCCAATCCAGGATCTTCCACTTCTGACGGCAAAGTAGTGCCAAGCGTTCTGCTGGCACCACTGATGCTCGCTCGGCTCCGCGGCGATAAGCCTCGGTTTCGAGTAGGACTTCGGAACAGCAACCATTCTAGCATGAGGTTCTCGCGAACCAAACATGTCAGGAGAGTTTGCTCTGTCTGCCCAACTCGCAAAACTATGGAAACCATAGTCGGCGATTGGGTACGCGAGTTCCAAACGGTCACTCCAGTTCTTCCAATAGTACTTATTGGAGGGACCAGTGACCTCTGAAACAGCGCCCGGTCCGTGCCTGAACTTCCAATCACTCGGATCGTAAGATCCGAGTGTGGAGGTAACGATACTTGACACGGAGTCAAGTTTCGCCAGGAAGACCGACAGTTGGTTACGCTTGCGCGTATCCACAAGGTTAAGCCGCTCTCGATACAGGGTTGATTTACCAAATCCACGGTAAGTCTCCTCTACATCAGTGTGACTCAATCCTAGGCTCGACCAGAAGCTTTCAGGTTCTGGCAGAGCACTGTCGACGGCAACAAATTCCTCAACTTCAGTTGAGACTTTGATGTCGTCACATTCTGCTTTCGCCTTCTTAGCGGCAAATAAAATTTGCCTTAGGAAGAAGATTGCCTGAATGTCGTAATCTTCCCTCAGGAGTCCAGTCTCGTGAAAAACCAGTAGGTAGAGTCCCCGAAGAAACTTCGGGATCACTACCCTGTTAGAAAACCTCTTCGTCAGAGGTAATCCTGACAGATTGTACTGGCCGCCGGCAAGACATCGATCAAGATGCTTGCCAACTGCTGGGAGATCTACCAGATAAACTGGTAGACCTCGATGCTCCACGAGACCCAGAAGACGGGAGAGATCCATCTCAAACTCCGTCCTCAGCGTCGGGTACGCGTTTGAAGCATCTCGAAAGATCGCTTCAAACACACGACTCAGTTCCCTAGCAAGGCTTTTCGACATATTCGGATTAAACTCCGGGATATGTTCCTTGTTGACTAGAGAAACGCCCCACGAACCTGGCAGGAGTAAAGTCGGCCAGAAACTTCACCTACGAGGTGTTGCTTCAGGTAGCTTACGACTCCCACCCCAACAGCTGCGTCAGGAACAAGTTCGATGTAAGGATCGCCTTATCGGCGACCGCATCGTACAATGCGACTGACGTGTCACTGGCAAGGTGCTCAATGACAAAGTAGAACTTGCGTTCGTACTCCGGGACCGTAGCGGTAGCGAAGATCGTCTGAACAACTTCAAAGTTGTGACGGTCCTTAGCCACCTGACCACTGGTTGCCTTCGTCTTCGAATGACGAACCTTGGCAACATACTGGTCGGTCGCGTTGCGGAACATGTACTCACTAGAGTACTCGTCCTGGTTGATCTTCTTCAGGGTGATGTCACCACCAACCTGAGGCAGAACAAGCGTGTCTCCAATCATGGGAACGGACTCCTAACGGCTTGACCTGACCCTGCGGCTTAAGACCGCAGGGCGGCCAGAGACGCTAGGATCGACAACTTCCCACCGTCAAGGATGGGAAGGAAAGGGATAGGAACCGGTGTGATTGGAAAGACAATCTGTCTTTCCTTCCGGGTGTAATCCTCAACATACCAGCCTTTAAAGGTTGGCCATGTCGCGGACGCACTTTTGTCTAATACGTAATCGGATTTCCCAATCCTGGTACGCATAAGACATACCTTCTCCCAGGTAAGAGGGACTGTGTTGTTGGTCGCAGCGATTACATCGCCAAGATCCCCAAACCAGTCTGCCAGCCAGCTCCAGGGAGTTAGCTCCCAAGCTACTGACAAGGCTTCATGTGACGTAATACCGAGGGCTAAGCGGCGCGCTAAATCCTTTAGCGGTCCATAACCCAATTGCGGTAAATTACTGGAAGGGTCCAATTTCCATTGGGCCGTTCCCCACACCTCAGAGGTGTAGGTCACCTGACGCCAACCTTTAAGAACAGCTCCTTCACTGTGAAGAATCACATATGAAGGTGCTGGCTTAACGGTGGTCTTACCGAGATGACACCGACGCCTAAGAGTCTGTCCATCGCGAAGTCTCATCAAGTGAATGATCCGTTCATCAACGGCTTTCACGAACTTGAGGAGCTTCTTGAGGTCACCAATCATTGGGGCGATGGCCCACCGCCACGAAAGATAGCCTTTGGCTATCCTCCGTAGGATGTTGCCACCCCACCCATTGACTAGATCGGGAAGATCCTTCAGCTCACCAAGACCCTGCGGTACACTCACATGAGGTACGTTAGGATTGGTTTTGCCGAGTATCTCCCATGCCAGGTTGCTTAATTCCAAACTGGAATAATTAGCAAACTGTGCAACAGGATCAGGAGCACCAGGCCTGTAAGCTAGCGGAAAGTCTACGAATTCACGTAGAACTGATCCGTTCGCATGCAGTTCCTTTCCTCCTAGTACGGGATAGTAAGTGAAGCGGTGTGTTACAAGGAAAGGGTTAACCCCTTCCCAGTTATCCACCACATCATCACACGTCCTGTACAAGCCATGGGTCATGCAGCGGGTAATGTGAAGGTTTACCGGGTTATTGTGGTAAGTGCCACAGACCTGGAATTGACCATCAGACGACCTACTACGTGTAGCCATGGCTGGACCTTCCGACAGATTTCCCTTGGGGGACGACAGTCCTGAAGATATGATCTCCATAGAGGTCACGCAACAAGCGTGACC